ACTGGTTAAAAAGGTCTTTCCTTCCAGTACGCTCAAGCGCCTCACCGATGCTTTCAGTAAGGGCTTGGTTTAGCTTCTTGATAGTTCCTTTGCCAATAGTAGTATCAGATGCCTTGGATATAGAAAACAGCAGCTTTCTCAAATCTATAGCTTTCTCAATTGGTATATTGCGTGGTATAAAGTGAGTAATCTCTTTTCCGGCAGCATCCAAGATAGTGCTTTTAATTGTCTTGCCGGTACTCGCAAAGTCATCTAGGATTGATATAGCTCTTTTCAAGTCCTCTACGCCAAGCAATGACGTGAATTCTTTTGTCGAACCCTTTAGCTTGCTGCCTAGCTTTCCTGCCGTTTCTGAAAGTATGGTCTTACCTCTTATGGATGCATTAGGAACCTGTTTGGCTATTTTGAAAACAGCATTATTAAATGTATCTCCAACCTTTTTTCTAGCTAGGTTTAAGAATGATATGAATGCTTCTCCTGCCTGGTCTGTTTCCAAATTGGATTTCGATATTCCTTTAACGAATTCGTCTATAGTTCTATTGATTTCTGGGATTTGTGATTTAAGGCGAAACTTCCTGATAGCCGAGCGCCCAAGTGGAGTTGATTCAATAAACCCTTCTAAGGCTTGCCTAATTTCCCCTGGTGCAACATCACCTTTTTTAACGGGTATTCCAAATTCCTTTGCCGCTGCCAACTCAGATGATACTTTTTTACCAAAGACCTTGCCTAATATTGGTTTTAGAAGTTGATTTACAACCCTGCCGCCACCTTCTTGTATGACCCCGGTCGTACCAGCTTGAAATAACTTCCTAGAAGCTTCGCCTGAAGTCTGTGGTACATCTTTCTGTCCAAGCGCTCTACGAGTTAACTGGTCTATGGCTTCGGCACCCATGGCTCCTAGCGCCGCTCCTGCTATGATACCTCCTGGGCCAAGCGGTGCTCCAGCTATACCCCCACCGATAGCCCCCACAGCCGTTGGGCCTTCTTCTCTGACAAATCCAGCCGCCTGTCTAAATAACCCTTGAGTTTTGGCGACCCCAGTCAATCCTCGTATCTGTCCAGCTATCGCCCCATCAGACATATCACCAGGAAATTCTACCACACCAAACCCTGGTACTTCTACTATCTTAGGCTTAGCTTGTAGTTTTTTATCACCCATTAGCTTACTGGTACTATTTTCCCATCAACAAATTTATGAGTTGGCTTAGGCTTATCAGTGGTTGCAGGCTGACCACCTGATGGAAACTTCTTAAACCCTTCTTGTAAAAGAGTATTCTGTCCATTATCTATGATAGCCCGTAACACAGCAATCTCTCTTGAAATAAACCCTGGAGCAAAGTTGGCTGCTTTCCATCCAGGTAGCAATGACTTGGCACGTTGAATATCTTCTTCTCTCAACACACCTTTCTCTTGGAAGATGCCTCTTGATAGAATGGAAGCGATACCATCTATGAATCCTTCTAGTAAAATGGAGCGGGCAATCTTTTCTTTTGTATCAGGGGCAGCAACCACATCGTTTGCCATCCGTTCTAGCATATCAACCAGGTTAGACGCCGTACCAAGGCTGGTAATTGCATCTCTAACCCTTGGAGGCAATAGCAGGGAGGGTGATTTAACTAATTCAGCGGCAAGCGCCTGTTTCTGTTTTGACCCCACAACTTGACCCTTAGCCTGCTGAATTGTCATCTGCCCCGTAATTACCCGTTGAACCAATCCCTGAATGACATCTTGATTGGCTTCCGGCGCTCGTACCTCAAGTGTGCGCTTAAAGCGGGATTCGGTAGAACGGTCATCCTGAATATCGTTAAACCTTCTGGCGAATCCATCTACCCCATTGGCTTTGTGAGCTAATCTTAAGTTAGACAGTTCATTCTTGTTAAACCTGATTCCGCCTTCTTTGGCTGATTTTAACAATGAATCGAATGACTGGCTGGGGTCAATCTGGAAAATAGATACTGCCCCTGATTGTAACGGGTCTTGTCCAGGCTGGAGTTGTGACAACGACAGCTTACTAACTATCCCAAATGAACCATTCCCAAGATTGAGTAACTGAATATCGCCTTGGGCAGCCAGTCTGGATTCCTTTTTCTCAGCAAGTCCAAACCTTTTACTTTCTAAATCAAGTCCTACATTAGCCCTTCTATTCAGTTCTTGTTGCTGAACAAGCTGAGTTTGTAAATCTACCTGTCCTTGCTGAGCACCAAACAGTCTCTCAGTCTGTGCTGACCTTTGAGCTTGCTGTTGAGTAGCCGCACCTGGCCCTCCACCAAAACCGGTAAGGAAATCGGCTACAAAATTGATACCTCTATTGGGGCCTTGAATCTCTATATCCTGAGTTTGCAACTCAGGTGGAGGTGGTTGAGGAACACCTTGTACGCCCAGTCCCGGCACACCACCTTGGCCCGTATTAACTGGAGGAGCCTGCTGTGGCCCAACTAAGCCAGTTACTTCTCTACTCAGCGTCTGTCGTTGGAATAGTTGCGGCACTAGAAACCCCCAAACAGATTTCTATTTAATGGGTTAGTCGCGGTGGTTGTAGTAGGAGAACTTGGAGAAAGAGTAGGAAACGGTGCTCCAGTATTAAGGGTAGGATTAAACTTATCTACGCCTCCACCAAGCGGTACGGCAGAAGAGGTTGCAAAAGTAGTTTCAGCAGCAGGTGCACCTAGCGGGTCAAAGGCACCGCCAAAGACGAACTGGCCACCGGGGCCAAGCCTGGGAGAGCCAGTATTTGAACCAGAGAGTCTAGCCTGGCTGGCATTGAAAGTTCCCATCATAGCTTCTGGAAACTCATTTCTAAAACCTAGTATACTATTGACTCTACGATTACCAGATCTCTCAAAACGTTCTCCTACTAATGCTTGTAACTCTTGTGGTGATAGTCCAGTAGGAGCTAACAGGTCTTCTGGCTGCATACCGGCATCGGGAAAAGCTATTCCACCAGTAGTATCACCTTGTAAAGGCCCCCTGTTACCCCCAAATTGAGAGAAGGGTAACTGGGCTGCCTGTGGTTGCTGTTGAAAGAATGATTGTCGGGTCAGGAATTGTGGCATGATTATGTAGTAACCGGCTTAGGTACTGGTGCTGGTCTAGGTTGACCAAAACCAGATAGGGCCTGCCCTAGTCCGCCAGCGGCAGCAGTGGCTATTTGTACCCCAGGCCCTTCAGGCTGACCAATAACATTAGCAGCCGACTGGCTAGCTATACCACCAGTAATCTGAGGGTTAAATATAGCCTGTTGGCCTTGGAGTAAGTTAGCACCTTGCAATCCTAGTTGTACTGCCTGTAGTGGCAACCCAGCGGTCAATTGAGACTGTTGCTGGGCCTCTTGTCCAAACAGGTTAGCTAATGGCCCCACACCTACTCCTGAGCCGGTAGAGAATCCCCTACTACCCAGCAGGTCAACCAACTGGCTACGGGCTGCTTCAAACTCTTGCCCAATAGCAGTTCTGCCAGGCATCAGCAAAGATACCCCCAGAGGGGTACTCAAAATAGATGCAGGGTCTAGCCCCAGTGCAATCATAGCTTTTGCAAATGGCTCAATATTGGCAAATGCTTGCTTACGCAGCTTCAGGTCATCTTGTAAGGCTTGATTAGCCAGCTTCTGCTGCTCAAGTTCTAGGCGGCCAGATGCTTTTTTAGTTTTACTTTTTGGCATAATTATATACTCTCTATACCGGCAGCCCTAAGAAACACTTCATCACTACAGTCAGGGCCAATACCAAGTAATATTAAATCTATATAGAATGGCTGAATGGAGTCGAGTATCTTTCTACGTTCCACGAGGTCTTCATTCATCTCTTTAATCATCTTAGCAAAGTTATCCAAACCTAATCTCTCTTAATTATATATATCTTATGGGGTATTTCTTCCTCGCCTTCTAACCCATAGTGCTTCTCTAAGAACTTCTGCATTGACTCATTTTTATTGGGCACAATCCATTCATATTCTTTATAAGCCAGTAACTGAGAGTCAGCATGAGCAGCCAACTCACAAACAGTTACAGGGGAATTGTCGAAGTTAACCAGATTACCAATGGTAGCCCGTACTTGTAAGTCATATAGACCTAGTATCTCTCCATTCTTAACCTTTATAACCACTCCCAGCCAGTTAGGTTGCGAAGCCCAGGGATATTTCTCAGCGAACTTATCAGAGGCTTGCTTAATCTCTTCTGGTTTAATTCTGCGAAAGGAAACCATTACCTTAGCTGGCCTCCCCCGCCACCTGGAAATTCAGGTGCTTCCGGCGTCTCGGGGTCGGGATTAGATGGCGGGTCGGCTGGTTCTGAATCGCTGGCACCACCGTCTACAACACTGGTAGCTTCTACTGGCACACTATACTCAGATACTACCCGTCCACCGGAGTAGTCAATGAAAGCCTGTACTGAAAACTGTCTGGTACTTGCCACATCCCCGATGTAGTAACCTCTCTCCATTGCTTCGCTGCCCATTTCAGTTAATATAAGTTTAGGAGCAGCTAGGTCATTGTCAGTCATGACGGCAATGTGATACCCTGTGGAACCATCAACCTTTGACCATTGGATACGGAACCCTAACTTTAGTCCAAGAACAGTTACATTAAGCGGTATCTCAGGCCTGGCCGGTGCCAGCGAAAGAGTATCCCGCATCTTTCTGGTACCGAGTCGGGCTAACTCTTCTATTGGAACCGATATTCTAGGAGGCATTTATTTAAGTCTTACCAGCTTTTGGTTACTGGTCTTTTTTACGTCATTATTAAGAAATACTATCTGCCAAGAACCATGAATCTTGCAGGTAAATTTATCTTTACTAGGGTCAGTTACCGTTCCACAGTCAGGACAACGAAAGTATTTCAGTTCGCTGGTTGGAATGGGCTTACTGTAGGTTAGACTCATGCACTCATCTCCGGCTTGGGCGACCAAGTAAAGCCCATCTTATAAATTGTATTAATTCTATTAGTCTCACGGTTATCAGCGTTGCCAGTATCATCTACGCCAGCAGCATATTGAGCTTGGAATAGAAATTGCTTAGCAAAGGCTCCGGCCTTGGTGGTATTGGTGGTGTCTGGTATCAGCCACGCCCGTTTGTCACCACTGGTAAGAGCACTATCTAATGTCAAGGTAATAGCCGTGCCAGGGCTATCAGCGGAAACGGGGTCTATCCAACTGCTGATGGTAGGTTCGGTGAAAGTGCCAGCCGATGGCACACCAGGGTCATTCTGGTCACCGGTTAAGAGTTGCAGGTAATGTCCTGCTGACCACTGGTCAGAAGAAGGTAGTAATAAACTGGTACGCATATCAGCCTGGGGATTATTCTGTACCGTAGAACCTAAGTAACATTCACCTAATATGAAGGAGCGGTTCAAATGGCAGGGGCTTACGATAGTATCTGCCTGCTTAACATTCCCTGAAGAGTCACCTATTAGTAAGAACTCTTGCCCATCATTGGCGATATAGGTATCGATGGCGGTAGCGGCAATATCATCCCACTCAATCCAGCTTCCAGGGTCAGGTTGCTGCCTATCGGGTCGGGGCGATGGCAGCGAGAAGTCATATATCAATACCCTTTGGGCCAAAGTAGAACTATCATCTGGGCTTTCTCCATCCCTGCTATTAAGAGCAATGACCAACCATTGGCGACCATTACCTTCCCACCATTTCATGTAAACATCATCTAGGCTACTAGCTGGTATAGTACCTAGCAAGGTTTGGATAGGTTCACCTATATCCAACAGTTCTTGGCCCCTTGCCCACAGCCATAGTTTGCGCCCAGGCGTAAACCATACCAGGCCAAAAGGGGTACTTTCTATCGCATCAGCCCCGGCACAGCCCTCAGAGAAGACCTCTAGCTTAGTCATATCTCTGGGAGAGCGGTTATCCAGCAAAGATAGCTCACCGGTCAGCCCAAAGCCCCTACGCTTACTGAATAGGAAGATGATATTATTATGGCTCTTAATAGCAGATATTTCCCTGTCGGGGATAAAATCATTGTTTACCAAGTTTGATATAGAAGAAGAATCCTTGCCTGGAAATGATTCATCTGGCGCACCGTTGTTCGACCCTTTAACCTCACCTAAGGCAGAAAACCATAAGTTTTCAGGGTTCTGATTGTCACGCAGGAAAATACGGTTTTTTGTAACCTCACCCACAGTTGTCTTGGGTGGCGGGTCGTTTAGCGTGGGTGCTTTCGGGTCAAGGGCTGCTGGTAACGTAGTTACAATAAAGGTATCAGTTGAGATAATGGTAGTATTTGTTCTTCGCAATATCTTGCTGCCGTCTAGCTCAGACACATATCCTGACCAATGGGTTGCTCTAGCGTCATCTGACAGTCCAGACTTATCAATCTGCATGTTTTGGTTGGACAATACCTGAAATGCAGCAACATCAGAACGACTGCTTTCGTGTACTCTATTGCTAGCCTCATCTAACACTACCCAAGTAATGGCTGCTTTAAGTCCAGTAGCGGCAGTAAGACCGGTTCCAGTAGTAGAAGTAGATGGCGCAGATGTTTCCCTAGAAATTCCCCATGACTGAATGTCTCTGCCGTCATAAACATAGCCCGCACTACCATCGTGCCAAAAGAATCTGTTACCGAGTTGGCCAACAAAAGGCTTCTGATTCAGAACTGAGAATGAAGTAACACCGGGGAATATCTCTTGCTCAGCAGATGGTACTCTTTTATAAACCCTGCCGTTATCCTTGAAGATAAGAAGTTCATTCTCTGGTGCGTTGGCGCGGGTATATCTGAAATTCTTAACATGCCATACGTCATTGGCATTGGGAGAAGATACAAAGTCGGGACTGAATGACTTGCGCGCCAAGCGGCCACGCTCAGGAACGAAGTTGCGCAATATTCGCGCAGACCCTACCTGTTGGGCGAAAGGATTAAGAGCCAAGCGTATCCCTGGAACGATTCCGAGTGATGAAATCTTTTGTTGGTTACGAATTCCCATATTAGGTTATCTGCTGAACCATAATCTCAAATTTAGTTTGGGTAACAGTATCACTACCATTGGCAAGTTGAACCCTGCATCTAATTGTTACACTAGCCGTTGTATCTATGGTGGCTGTGAGGTATCCTGCATGATTCATTGTTATGCCATTATGAGAACTGCCTTCAAATTGTATTCTTTGAGCATTGGTTGCAGTATTTGAGATTACCGCCCGTACAGACCAATCATCGGTTCCGGTTTCCGAAGCTGTTATCCAAACATTCTGACTGCCAAAATCAAATCTGATTGTTTTTGCTCCAGCAGAACCAGTTACAGTTCCCGATGCTTCTACAATTATCCTTCCAGTTGACCCCATAGTTCCGCCAGCCATGCTAAAACTCGAAAGAACGGTCAGATTAGTGTCTCCGGTATGTGCGGTATCGGTATTGTCACGATGAAGTCCTCGCAACATATTATTTACATCATTGGCTACGATGCTATCTGTGTTTGCGAATGCCAATTTACATTCTCCTGCGTCCAACTGTCATCATTTCAACCCTTTTATGATTAGCTAACAAACTGAAAAAGGTATTCTTCTGAGATTCTTCCCTCACATCATCCTGCAGTACCATTCCCTGCCACAAGACTCCGGCCTTCACGACATTGGTAAATGCTTCCGGTATATCCCAAGTAGCAGAGTTAACAGTAAAGATGGTTGGTCGAGCGTAGTAGTGCCACTGAAAGGTATAGGTAGCATCTGGTGTAGGCCACAGGGTTATTTTAGTAGGACTAATAAGACCAACTGCTATGGGTTGGCCGGTAGCCCCGCCTCGCAGCCTGCGGGGAAGTCCCCCGGCAGACCAGGGTATTAGTTGTGGTTCCTCGGTTGAGCCATCGAGCAGATTAGCCTTATAGATAGCTAGAACCTTATTCTGGTCACCGGAGTCCATGCTGTATTCTTGGGTACTAGAGGAGATAGATATGTCAGTCCCAGCAGTAATAGCCCAATTCCACAGGTGGAACATGGATATTTCGGTCTGGATGAGATTAGCCATACGCAACTCGTCAGCGGCTGAGTAGGTTGTTGAACTCAGCTTAAGCGTTGAGGTTACGTAACTGGTGGCATTTGCAACCGTAAATGACATGTGTTATAGTCCTGTCATGGAATGCAACAGATGCAAAGAATCAATAGACAGATATGAATGTTGCTGGTATTGTGATAGCAAACTTTGTGGGGCTTGCTGGGAATTACTAGGACATTGCGGGCATCCCGAAGCAGAATATATAAATGAAATAAGTAGAAAGGCTGGGCCGAATGGACGAATATGGATATTTAACCACATAATAAACAAGAATTAAGGTAGCCTAATTGGAATACTGCGTTGCTCTCTCAGGATACGGTGCTTCCAAAAGCGGTCATGGAACTTCAATCGCTTAGGTGGGAAATTAGGTGACTCTCTGATAAGCAACTCATGTATCCGCTTTTCAAACTCGCGTTCCTGGTTCTGCTGATGCTGACCGGCATTGGGAGGGGCATTATCGTGCCTGCTTCTCCAAGACCAGTAATCAGCCAACCAGCCACTACGCAGCAGCCCAAAAGGTATCTGGGGAATAATGGTTACATCAGCATCATCCAGACTGGGCGTGCTCTCCAAGTATTGATAGAGGAAACCATGGGTTTCATCTGGTATGGGATAAAGCTCTATCTGTTGATTATTAGAACTATCTCTACCCGCATAAGACCAGAAGCCGGGGTTGCCCAACGAGGGCCGATTGGGTAGGACAGTGGCAAGTTCTTCCTGGGATACTTCCGTAAGTAAGCCTGGATTTTCTATCCGAGCAATAGACATCACTTCACGGACATCGGTTGCCAGTGAGTAGAACCGCTGGAAGATTGTATAACCAATAACTGTTCCGGTAGGCCCCTCATAGTTTCTGTTGAGGGTAAGAGTATCTGGGTTGGCATCCCCAAAAGATGATATTAAATAGAACTCACTGTCACCATCACGCCGAAAATATCTATTAGCAACCGAGGATGACCAGCCATTGGCATTGCTGGTAGTCTCAGTGACAGTCGTAGAACCATTGGTAGCCGTCACTGTTCCAGCAGTAATCTCAGCAATGGTCTGGAAGGTGGCTTCTTTAATTAAAAAGGGCCACGGTGCTCGTGTCAGAACAGACTCATATCGTTGCTGTAACCAGTCGAGAGCCAGCATGGGATTAGGTGGATTATCACCCGCTTCCATCTGGAGGGATTGTAAGAGGTCGCCTACTATAAGTGCCATATTAGGTAGCTATTAATCCTACGCCGCGCAAGGCAGCCAAGGCAGCGTTTACCTTGTCTTGTACTTCTTGAAAGTTATTATTAATATTGGCATCGTCGCCGGAACCAGATATGGTTGCCATAGCCCCATCAGCGGTGCCAGGAGTGCCAGTCAGGGCAGCCGAGGCCGATGCCTGAGATGCCGGGGTGGTACCATAGAATCCAAGGTTCTTACCACTTCTACTAATTTGGGTTCCAACTAAGTCTGAGTCATTTCCTATTTGAAGAATATCTGATGTATTTACCTTTGCAACTTCCACAGTTGCTCCGCCAGCATCTTGTGTCCAATACGGCTCATTGTGGGGGATAATTAACCCCGTAGCTTGTGGTGATATATTACCAGTGCCCAACGACCCCTTAATCTTCGTGCGGGTTGAAGTTTGGGCAATCTCAACTTGGTTGGAAGCGTTGAGCGCGATGACGTTTATATTTGTGCTATCGCCAGCATCGCGTGACCTGATAAGACCTGCGTTAGCAAGTCGAATATCGCCAGCGGTGGCAGGCGTAGTACCAACTGCTAAACCTTCTGGCATGTGCCAAGCGTCTAGGTCGGGCTGCTGCTGAAACAGAGTCACGGTTGTAGGTGAGGAGTTAGATATAGCCGTGTCCAGGCTTACCATTGCAAAGGGACCGATGGTTGCGGCCTGATGATTAGATGTGACAGTAATGGCGGTTCCACTTCCACCGCCACGATATAAACCGCCAATGACAGTGTTCTGGTTGCCCCAATCTAAGTTGAGAGCCGTGACAGTATTGGAGAACCCGATTTCATTGTTGAATACGTGTACTGCTGTCGCTCTGTCACCCGAACTTCCTGAAATATCTACAACTGCCGCAGCCGTCACAATAGTTGTTGCCCCGATCTCGTTTCCGGGACCGAGGAAGATCTGGTCAGCCTTGTCCACTACAACAATGCGGAAATCAGGATTGGTGCCTGCATAGTCCAGTTTAGAGTTCTTCAACCAGACTTGGGTTACAGCGGGGCCGATATAGAGTGCTATGCCTTGCTTGTTATTTCCTCCTGTATTGTCACCTTCCCACAGCATCTCCTCAAACCAAAACTGTTCACTAGGGCTTCCAGGGGTAGAGCGATTTTCAATCCGCACTGTTGCGGTAGCTGCTGTATCTCCGGTGCCACAATGGAAGAAATTTCCACCACGAAAATGGAAGTGGGTTCCATCGTCAATGTCCACGGCTTGCCCAAGTTCCGCAAATTGCACGCGCTCGATGAAAGCGACTTGGGTGAAGTTCGCAAGCAGACCAATCTGTCCATCAGCGGTGTCGGTTCCTTCTATGGTGAGGTCGGAAATTCTAATGACGGTGGTATTAGTGCTAGTGCCTGTCCCTAGAATCCGCACCAAGGGAGTCACGCCACTACTAGCTGCCACGATCCGCGTCCCACCATCGGTGCTAGAACCCTTACCAATTCCGATTAGAGAACTATGGCGACCAGTTCGTGGAAAATCAAACGCTGGACTAGCAGAGCTTGTATAGGTTGCATATCCGAGCAAAATTACGACAGCCTTATTTACAGTAATGGTGCTGGCAATGGTCTGAGCACCCTCAATACCCCTTGCATCTACCACTCCACCCGTTGATGGCAGGTCTAATATGGCGGCGGCTATTTGTGCTCCGGCATCACTGCCACTGAAAGCATTAGCATGGCGGATATTATTAATATCCTTAAAGTTGACACCAGGGGCTATGACAGCATTGGCCCCTAGGCTTAGGGTGCCGCTAATACTTACATCTTGAAAATGGTCTTCTCTAGGCACGCCCGGTTTCCATCCTATTCGTTGTAACCAACTCATTCATCTATTGTATAATCTGGAACAAATTTCAATGTTGCTAGCCAAGGAGGGATGTAGTTATAATAAAAGTCCACATCATCCCAGCGGAACCCTTCTCTGAAATGAAGTCCATTCTTGGTAGTAAAAGCATAGTACCTGCGCCACGAACCATCCTTATCCTTCCAATGCCAGGTTTTGGTTCCGCGTGGAGGTATAGGTTTGCGCCTGTCAGTGGTTATTTCATCCGGCCACTCAGGGCCATCACCACAAAAAGCATTAGCCCAGCGAGGCACCTTATTTAGGGGTGGGGGCCAGTCGTTGTGTAATTTATCTTGTAGATGTTCCGGTAAGCATTGCTTACCCCAGCTATCTCCGTTTCCAGTCGAGTCAGCAATTACCCGCATTATTTCTATGAAGTTGGCTACTGGGCCGCTGTCAATTAGCTTGGGTATAAATTCTAAGCGCCTTCGTAGTACACAGCCTTGCAGGAGCAATAGACTAAGAAGGATTACCGGTAAGTATAATCTCTTTATCATTCAGTATCTTTTCCTTCTCATTCAACATCCGCTCTCTACTGTCCAGTTTGCGGTCACGTATATTTACCATCTCAGTTAATATCTTCAGACGTTTCTCTTGGGTTTGTACCCAGCTAACCAGGTAGTCATGTAACTCACTTAGCTCTTGTTCCGGTGTCAAGTCTAATATGTAAGACATTATAGTTTTGTCTTACCTTTCCGCTTATTGCTATTTGGTATCCCTGACGCACTATCTAAAGCGTACAGTAGGGCACCAATGGCAGCCAGTATGAATAATCCCATTAACCCAATTTCCAGCCAAGGCATAACAATACCTATTTAACATAAGATAGAATTATCTGACTAACTCCATATATAAGTCCTAAGGCTAAAATCATGGCTACTAATCCAAATGGGTCATCCTTTAACATTTGTAATAGATTAACCAACCAGTGCACACTTACCTACCACAACCCATTGAGGAACCCCACATACGTTCTACTTTCGGTATAGACCCCATCGTTGCTCCCGCAGCAGTACCGTTGCCGGTTGCTGTGCCTTTGTTTACTAAACTGGAAGTCCACATGGGTTGCCATATCTCTATTGTAGAAAGCCCACCTGGGGCTACGCCCCACCAGCGATGTCTATTAACGTCACTAGCACTCCATTTTGTGCTTCCATAGGTTAGAAAACCTTGTCTTCCATCGTAGTCTCCAAATCCACCGATAGTCTCTCCAATGCGTAGCGTGGCTGCCGCATCACTGTCTAAGGTTCCAGTGGCGGCGGTTAAAACGCTTACGGTTGCAGCTGTTCCATCTATGTAAATATCCGGCACATTGGAAGTAGAAGCCCCATCATAAGTAGCAACTACATGATGAAGGCCAGTTGAAAGTAAGGCAACGGAGGATTCCCATTCGGCAAATTGCTCTGTTGACCAGGAATGAGAATAACGAGAGCGTCCGTTAGAACGCATGATATAACCCCACCCCACATCTGACGCTTCCTTGTTAGCCATTGTGTCCGAGTTGCCAAGCACATCTATATCTAGCCAGAAGGCCACAGTCTTTTGAGTGAATGCGTCTATGCTACCGTCAGACCCAAAATCTATATTGTCACCGGTGCCGTCAAAATCTCTAGCCATGATTAAATTTGATGAGAAGAGTGAACTACTTCTAACAGCACAACCCCATCATAAGGTTCCTGATAAGGCTTGCCATCTCTGATACCACGAAGGCAGGGATATAGTTGACCATTGCTAGTGCGTGAGAAAGCATCCTTGGGCTGGTTAACCAATGAGCGTCCAAAGGCAGGCGACAGTTCCTCTAATTTCTTATTATTGCATCTGGTGTGAAATTTTCTCTTAGTATTGTCTGAATAAATAAACTCAACTATGTAACATTTCTTTGATTTAGCTTCCTTTATATTACTCTCGCGGTCATTCTTGGCCTTTTGCTTTCTAAGATCAATAACAACACCTGGTAAAGAATCTCCCAGTAACCATTCAATTAATCTAAGTAGCAGTGATTTTATCCAGTTCATTATATTGCTATGGTAAATCCAGTAACGATGATTGAGAGTTCCCCGCCTACGGGGTCATCAGTGGTATATCTAAGGTCTTCATTAGTTGCACCGATACCTAGAATTCCGGAGCCATCACCTTTATTGGCACCGCCACCAGGAACAATACCGGCATGATGAAACAATGCTTGAGCGGTACCAGTAGTGGCCTCGGCGGGAAGGGCGGCAGTACCAAAACCTATCCTGACACTTACTCCTACTGTGCAAGCTTCATCCACATGGACTTGAATGCTGGTTACTACAATGGAAGTGCCAGCAGCAACGGTTAAGAGGGAGGTGGCAGTCTGAGCACCATCGGAGTCAAGTACAACCGCCTCTCGGCTGAATGTATCCAATCCGCCGCCAATAACATGAAGCATTCCCTGGCGATTGGCATACAGGTCGGTTCTATCATCGGCAGCCACCTCGCTTGGGGTGGCTGATACCTCTAAGGCCTTAGCCCCTATCTTGACCGGGTTGCCAGCATCAACGGCATCGTGGGCCTCATCACCAGTTACCTGGGCACCAGCATTAAGGAAAGTCAGTCCCGTAACTGAGGTTACATCCACATCCCCAATGTCCACGCCGCTATTGGCTGCTAGTTTACCAAAGGCGGCAGTACCTGCCGTAAGGGTTACATCTCCGATATCTACCCCTGAGTTAGCCGTTAGTTTACCGATACCAGCCGTACCGGCAGCTAGTTTTCCTATTTCCGCTGTACCGGCATTAAGGGTTACGTCACCAATATCTACGCCTGAATTGGCAGCCAGAATTACACCAGCATCACCGTTGGAGTCTACAGTTTGTTTCTGAGTAGGCGTACTAGCATCTACCAGCACACATTGCTGGGCATGTTTAGTTACGGCATCTTCGCTGAAAGATACTGTTGCGATGTTTTTAAGCGTTGCCGCAGTATCGTCAGTGCGTTGTATGCTTGCTGTAGCCATATTATCTCAAGAAAAGTGTTATCAGTATAAGAACAATATTTACGATGGCGAACCTCAACCTGCGTCTGGGTCTTTCACCTAAGGAGGTTTTATGGGCAGACATACGGTGAGCTAGTGCCCTGCTTCCAGGTGGGCGGGTAGGTGCAGGAGCACCGCCGCTCCCAGCATCAAGTGCAGCTATCGGCATTATTAGTCTTTCTCGAAAGTAACTACTAGGTCGAAACCGTCTGCGTTAGCCAACCCGCTGGATGTCAATAGTAAGTCTCCGAGAAACCCAGCCGCGCCATCATCGGCATGCCAGGCACCACCAGGGAAGTCAGTAAAGTCCCTAACCATTTCAAAGGAAGCATCAACAGTCTGGCCTTCGGCCACAAACATTGTTTCGTTTGAGTCAGCGTTAATCAGCAAGGTCAGAATAAAGTTTCCATACATAGTAAGCTGTATGGTACGTATTTTAACTGCCGCTGGAGCGGGTGCTAGGTCAGCCGAAAGGTCAAGTATGCTAAAGGCAGTCAGGGCCGTGCTGTCAGAAGATAGGTTAAAGTGAATCGCTCCCCTAACTCCGTCCCATTCGATGTGGTCTATGTTTGTAGTATTTGCCATTTAATAAATCTCGCTTATAAGGTTTCCCAATGATGGCGCATATCCAATTGGCCATCTGGGTTGTTTATTATTGCCTTGCCACTTGTAACTACACTCAGGCGGTATAGCATCTTGTGTGCGCGGGTAAATACTTAGACACTGACCCTCATAAGAGCCGACCCCATCTCCAGTATAAAATATGACTTTCATGCCTAACGTCTTAGTCTTATGGGCAGCACACATGGTTGCCTGGGGCCTTCCTGGAGTTTCACCCAAGATAAGATTCTCACAGTAAACAGTTACCAATTTCTGCTCATGGGGGTTCCAAGTCGTCCCCGTGCAACACTTACCACAACTATTACAATCTCCTGAATAACTCATTTTATGACAGTGTTATAATTACCAATGCCCCTGTAGAAGGAGTTCCAAATTTTACGTAGATACCTTTCTTGAATCTTTTACCCACTTTAAGCGCCGAATAAGATGATTCCATGTCTTCTTCTATTCCTAAAACATATCTGGTCAGTATCAATTCGCTGGCAGAGGTATTATCGTAAAGAGTTACAACAGTCTTTTCAGAACCGCCTGACAACTTGATATGACCAATGAAGCCTCTGCCGGTAAATGCCGTAGCGGAGGTATCTAGTTGTAGGTGTGGTGGTCTTAAAAGATTGGCCATTAATCAGGAAATCTATCAAATCCATAGGCTATGCAATCAAAGGTAGTCAGTCCTGCCAATGCATCTCTGACCCGCAGGGTCAACCTCTGGCTGGTTCCGGCATCCAGTTTAATCCCAAAGGGCGGCATGAACTCTTTCAGGTCTACCACCGGCAACATGACTTCGGCTGTTCCTATAAAGTTGGTACCCCTGAAGGTGGTGGCAGCAGCACCGAAAGCCGGTCTTCCCAATGCCAAACGGGTAAAGTCGAAGTTAATCTTAAGGGCATCATGGATATCCACTTCGTCGCCTGAACCTCTGGTATAGAACAACCTGCAACCATTGGTTAGAGATATACCAAGGTCGCCAAACTCATTCTGAGCAAAGTTGCCTGTATCGGCTATAACGAAAGATAATATCGTTATGAATCTATCATTGACGGAATCAGCCGCTACCCAGAAATTGACATTGGTGCTCGAACCATTAACAATCATATCGTTACTGTCGGATGAAGTCCCACCATTGGTCAGAAATTGGCGGAAGGGTTTTATCTTCTGAGGTAGGAAGGCTGGTTCCGATAAAGGCTGGATGCATATTGCACCCCTAGGCGTTACTTCGGCTCTTTGACCAGAGCCAACATCCTGTATATGTACCGGTAGGGCCAATGGTTAAATACTCTGAAAATAGAACCTGATTACCGCACTAACTTCATCGGTAGTGCTGGTAGATGCCATCTCAAGTGTAAAGGCATTGTTTTTACCTAAAACAATAGCGCCATCTATTGGGTGAACGGTTACACCTACCCCCTCACTAAAGGTGCTAATAACAGTGCCGCCTGACAAGCCACCTATACCGTTGTTACTCTCATCCCATGAGTGGGCCGTGACATCGGCAACCTTACCGGATGCAAAATTGCCATTCACCGGAGTAAGACTGTTATTATCAGCGATTGTGCCGATGACATTATTCTTGATAAATCTTATAATAGTTCCAGCCTCGTTTGAAGATACTAATATTTTCTGGATAATAAGTTCCTTAGTACTGGAATCATTCTGTAAGTGAAGTACGGCCCCAAAGTTAGTAGTTATGGTTAGCAGGTTGGCAGTAGTGGCAGAGTTAATACTATAGGCTTCACCATCCAGGGCCTTTCTATGCTCATCTGATTCCGAGACTGATTCAACCCTGAGACGATTATTTTCATCTACTTGGGCCTGAAAACCTTTCCCCGTACCATCGGTAATGGTAGGCATTAATCTTTCTCCTCAGAATCATCCAGTTGCTCATCTGTCATAGATTGCAACTGGCTGACTATAATGGTAAGTTGTTTAAGAATCTGTCGAAGAAGCTCTTCAGAGTCTTCTTCGGTTGATTCTAATCTCTTGGGGGATAGATATGTCATAATGTCTGCCCGCTGCCACAGACCCCCCAGCAACGGGTATAAGGGATTATCTCAGAGGGCTTGAGGTGTTATGAGTTAATTACCGTACACTTCGCGTTTACGTGCAGCCAACTTGTCGGCCAGGCGTGGGCCTGCCGGTTGTGGCCTGGCTGCAACGATACCGGCTTTCTCACAGTCAATTGAGGCACGCTGGGCTTGTTTAATCGTACCCAGCTTATGTGCCCCACTACCGTAATCATTATTGTAAAAGCCACTACCACGAAAATCAAAAGAAGCTATGGAAAATTTCTTCTCCATTTGCTCTTCGCAACAGGTGGGCGGCTCCTTGTTGTCTACTAGTGATTCGTAGCGCTCAATAACCACCTTGCACCTGTCGCATCCGTATTCGTAGATCGGCACAGTTATTAACTAGCCTGTGGTATCTTCCAGGTGATACCAGTAGCAGCATCAGCACCACCAGAAGTGATATCCAGGGTGTAATTCCCAGACCAGTCATCATTAGTACCAGCGTTGTAGAAACCACTGCCCGCAATAGTGTTGTACGTGCCGTGAAACTGGTTGCCATACACTGCGTTGTTAGCGCCGTTTCGTAGATCAACACCGTGCGTCATGGTATTCTCTTTGTTCATACCTACGAGGTTGTAGGCAATCACGCTGTTGTTGTAAGAGTTTTTGACGTTGATGACGTTATCCATGAACCAGTTGCCCTGGATAATGCAACGTCCTGGATCTTCTGTACCCGTTCCATCGTCTCCCAGTGCAGCAAGTGCCGCTGAGAACAGTTCAAACTGGTTATTGACGAAGCGGCAGTTACCGGCCTCGGTGTGCATGATACCAGCCGTACTCCCAACCGCGCCGTAAAACACACAGTTGTCAACCGTCGTACCAGCTGCCCACTCAATGCCAGGTGTGGCAGTAGAACCATCCTGGTTAATACGGATGCAGACCGGGGAACCAGAGTCTCCGACGATACGGAAACCGCTGACACGCCAGCCTTGCGCTCGGATGTTTAGCGACCAATCTGCACCACTCACGTTGTAGAGTTGTGGGCTATCAAAGGGAAGAAACCCCTGAGTAACACCGATCAGGTTGACATATCGGCCTCGCCCTGGATCCGGTACTCCAACTGCGGTTGGCGATCCTGGGGTCAACCCTGTGGAAAGCTTCTCGTCATACGAACCACGCATGACAATGATCGTGTCCTCATCCGTCACAGTATCGAGGGCCTTCTGAACCGTAGCGAATGCTTGTTGAAGCGACAGCCCACTATTGCCATCGCTCCCTGAACCCTTAGCACTACCGCCCTTGGTTGGGTGGTCAACAAAATAGACATTTCTGTAAGCCCTCAACCCCGCGCCACCACCAAGGATCGGCACGCCCATATTTGTAATTCCATTCGGAAAATTAGTTAAAGTCATTCAATCTCCTATAGGGACACATACGGGCGTACTGGTCAAAAGACTTTCCGTTACCGCTGTGCCTGGGGGAATTCCACCCCCACTTACCCTAGATTTACCCGCTATTAATACTCCCCATAACGGGGTAATACTTACTCAGGAGAGTTTGAGAATTACTTGTTTGCAATAATAACAAACAAGTTCTTGTGGCCTATCATTACCATGAAAGAGATAGACCTTTACTTTATGTTTACAGTTACGCACCGGCACTGGCAAATATCCCCACGCCGTTGTTCACCCAGTCTACATCAAATCTTCCCCAAGCGGCTGTTTTTAGGGTTCTAGTATCAAAGTCCACGTCAGTTTCAACCGTGAACTTCTCCCTTTCCAGGAAGATTAGGCCGTGGTCTTCTTTCGGGCCAACTAACACCCATGAGTCAATATCAGTCAGGTAATCATTTGGGGGTAGCTGTCTCAGGACGCCACCCTCAAAGAAGCTCTTACTGACGTTGGTAGCCCGGTTCGCGGTATCTGAACGGTCGGTTGATTGAAGGACTTCGGCAATATCGAACCAGTTATCCGGTGGCGACATAATCACTTCCGGCTTCAGGTTCAAACGCTTGCCTCGGCCATCCCTGAAATTGCGAAAGTCAATGAAGGCTGTCCTTAAGGATGTATGTGAGAAGTCGGCATCGGTAGCCAACCTATTACGGAAGGTGACACCATCTTCTCTCAGGTGGGAAGTGCTGAATAGCACGACCCCGTCAGCGCCGGTAATGGCACCGCTGTAAGCGTTGTTGATAACATCAGCACTTAGGATGTTTCTGGATTCAGTCCATGACCAACCCAGGTCAGATGCCATATTCTTCAAAGCACCCAGGCGGTCATCATCAAACGCTAGGCGAGAAATCCTGAAACCCAGCGAGTATTGCAAGGGGGTGAGGGTACGGTCAAAGCCCTGGATAGCGGAATCATACGTAACACTGGAACCTTCATCAGTCTCAACGAAAAGTCCAAACTTAGCAATACTGGTATACTGTTCATGTGGCCGGTCAGTGGATTCCATTCTAAATACATCCTGGAACCATTCGGGCCGACGCTTCCTACCGGATTCTACCAGTCGCCTAAGAAACGGCAACGCTGCGGTAGTCTCCCAGTCGGGAAACTTCAATCTAGTCATTAAAGCCATAGTGTAATATTTCTCCTAATTTGTGGTACAATTACCCCATGAAAGATAGAATTATTGAGTGGGGCAGCCATGAACGTCTAATCCTTGATAAAGTTTTTGGCCCTCTTTGTGTCCCCAATATTGCAGTCTCGATACAAAAGGGAGACTTGGTAATTGAGGTTCAACAAGAGGACGAGAACGGGGATTGGACAGATACATGGGCTGAGATTTACAGACGCTAGTTAGACACCAGCAGTTGCGTTTGCATACTGGCGGTCATTCATAAGAACGAACCAGCGGGCGTTGGTTAAGGTGCCATCGTTATCAATATAGGGAGCTACCTGATAAAGATGTAAGTCAAGCGCGGCATTGTTAGCGGTGTCAGAGTTAATCTCCATAATGGAATTAGGCGACGTTGCCGAGGCCACGCCATTGACAATTACATCAGCCCCCGAACCCTCTGCCGCCGTACCCATAGCTCCGCCATCGCCATCTTCCTGTGCTTCAAAGAGGGTATCCTCAAAGGCAAGAGTTACTGGATGACTGGTTGCAGTAGAGGCAGCTCCAAAGGAACCGCAGGAACCTAATACCAAATCATCCTGGTCATATTGTTCAATCACATCCAAAGCCCCAGTGAGGGTTACCAGGTCACCAATACCAAGAATCACGCCATCACCAACGGGCTTAGTATAAATTCGCGTAATCATGTCTCCGCCACCCAGACTCTTCAGGGGGTCGAAACCATGAGGCGCATCAACATTTGCCATAGTTATTTTTCTCCTAACATCCAATCCAGGCAGGACTGGATACCTAATAGAATTAGAATTAGTTTAATTACCCATAGCCAGAATCGGTATGAGTAGAAGTGTTTGGTTATAATTTGTTAGAGCTTATTCTCGTAATGAAATTTCGTTTTGTGATACTGGGAATCAGTTCTATGTTTCTTGTCAGAGCAGGGAACACAGAAGAAAGCAAACGTCTTGGCATCCACTACCCAAGTAAGATACCCACCAAGATATATAGGCTGGTTACATTCATAGCAAAGATAATTATCTCCTTGCTTGAAGTTATCAAACCTGAATTGCTTCCGCATGTTCTCGCTGCGGTCATACCAGCAGTTGGCACATAGGTCGGCAACTATTTCTCCATCTAGGCAGTATCTGAAACAGGTTTTACACTTGGTTTTGAGGGGGTTAAGTAAGCGCATACTTATCTACGTCCACCCATGTCAAAGGTTACCCGGCCCTTACGGGCCTGTTCTTGCTGGTGGGTTATCCTTTCAACCACCTCTTCACGGCTTAGGCCACGGTGCTGGCCAGCCGGACGCTTGCCTAGGGCAGGGCGCTCACCAATGGCTATGCCGCTGGTACCTTTGCCCTTGGCCTCGTAGGGTTGCAAGCCAGCCGCAGCCGCACGGTCATTCATCTCTATTTGATGTTCCTGAAGCTCTTTAACCCTTTGGGTAGAATCTTCAGCCACCTTGTCGTTATACCGCTGAGCACGCTCTTCCGGCATAGCAAACAACATAATGTCGTTGCCGCGCTTAAGCCCTTCTCCGTAACCCAAAGAGGGGTCAGTAAACTTCTGCCAACCCTTGTAACCCATTCCCAGTCGGTCTACTCTAGCTAGGCTCCGCCAGTGAAACCTCATCTCCGGATACTTGTCCCTGATATTTTTAGGAACAGACATAGTGTTTACGTCTTCACCGAATTCCCAATAATCCAATTGGTTCGGGTCTTTGGTATACTGGAAGTGTTCTAGTTTCTTATCATGGGGGTCAGCGCTTGCTCCTGCCACGGCATATCTCTTATCGCCTTTGTCGGCATTATCTCCTGCCGACTCAGGCAGGGCAGTGGCACCATTTGAAGAATAAGTAGCTACGGTATCCTCAACGGGAGGAACAATTAAAGCGTTATGGGCAGCAATCTCGGCAGGGGTAGCATCGTGTACTGTTTCTTCAACTTCATGTTTCTTCTCGGTATGAGTTTTAAAGTCCTCATCCAAGCCGAGAGACTTCTTTACCTTCTCTTTGAAACTAGTCATTAGTTAAGACCTCTCCTGTTGCTGCTGCTGTGATAGTTCACGGTAGGCTTGCCCTACTGCCGAGGTGCCACTGAAGATGGTAGGATTCCAGGCTTCTTCAGCATACTCTTGGAAGAGCTTTATCCATTCAGGTGAGTTCTGCTCTACCCCACGATGAAACTTCTTCATCATGGCTACGTTTTCCCATTGTTCTTTCCATTTCTTTACCCAGGCTTCTTTGTCTTCCGGTGGCTCTACTGACTGACCGGAAGTATTGGGTAAATTGGCACTGGCCGCACCTTGACGGTTAGCGTCAGTTACTGCCTGCTGGCTGGCAGCCACATTCTTTTTGGCCAACAGCACCTTTTCCGCTTCGGCAATAGCACGATCTTGAACCAGGATGTCATCTACCTGCGCCCATACTTGGTTCTGCTTGAAGGTGGAATATTGCTTGCGGGCCTCTTCCATCAGTTCGGAGTTATCAGCTAAAACATTCTGATGAGCAGCCTGCTGAACGAAACGGTAACCGGTCTTTTCAGCCTCTGTCCGCGCGACTCGCGCAGCGATAATTTCTATTGCCTTGCGGTCTTGCTCACTGTATTGGCCCAGGATGTCATCATCGCCAGCCTTGGCTGGCTGAGTGACAGCCTGTGTCTGGGTTTGTACTTGCTGCTGCTGAGCCTGATACTGGCCCAGTACGGTTTGATACTGAGTGTTTAGCTCTTCCTTCTCTTTTAGCTTTCTTTCTAACTCAGCAACGGTATTCTTGTAAGGGACACCCCTGGCATCTAGCGGTTCAGCCGGAGGAGTATCAGTTATTACTACGGGCGCAGCCCCAGAGTCAACAATATCAGGTTCCCCTGGAGGTATTACTCTATCTACTTCTGCCATTTTCTATTTCTCCTATTCACGACGTTTTCTACACGGGCGTCGTCCCGCGAATTGAGAAATCTACTCAAGTGTACTTCTCTCACTTACCCCTACTTTACCAGCAGCATCAAACTCGCCCTGCTCATTAGGAAAAGGGGATGCGGGGTTCTTGGGCCGAGGTAATTTCTTTTTGGCCTTAGCCTTGCGTGCCGCCTCTGCTAGTCCAGGCGGGATACCAGCACGAGGGCCAATAACTACTTTTGGTTTCTTTTTATTACCCTTCAGTAATACTACTGGCTTCTTAGGTTTATTTAGCCGCTGGAACTGCTTTGCCCTAGCCTTACTTTGATGAGCCATTTATTTCTTCTTCTTTTGCTTCTTGGGCTTAGGCTTAGGTTTAGGTTTCTTAAAACCTACAGGGAACTTCTTATGTTTAGCCAAACTGACTCCTATAAAGTCGGGGAATTTACTTCTGACTTGCAGGCTCATCTCTTAAACGGTATTACCTTATCCCTGAGAGCCTTATACCCGGTGGATTCACCTAGTATCTCTTTCCTGAGAATCTCCGGCAGGGCAAGTATTAAATCACAAGTCTTGCGAGAGCCTACACCCATGCCATGAGTGAATGGGTCTGGACTCTCCATGTAGACCTCATCGTTGTTTCTTCTCCATTGCTTGACACGCTCAATTAGCTCTTTCCAAGCCGGGTTGGATAGCAACTCTTCTACCTGAGCTTCTGAAAGTATCCTAGCCAAGATTAGCCCCACCAGTATTTAGAATACTTGAGAGTTGAGAGGCAGGGTCAACCGGGGATTGCTGGCCAGGCTGTTGTTCTAAAGCACCGCCTAGTTGCTGACCTTGGCCTAGCTGAGCCTGTTGAGGCTGTTGTTGTGTTTGCGGGGTAAGGCCACCGGCCCCAAGACCACCACGCTTAACCACCTGCTTATGCTCGTCTATGTGGCCTGCTATCCGGCCTAACACACCGGGATTCTGTCTCAGGAGAGCCTGGGCCTCATCTGACTGCAATCTATCCATCAAGTCCTGGTGGACAGCTATATGCCTGGAATGGTTGTCCTGGGGATTAGGGTCAACGTCCTCACCCTGCAATAGACGTATGTTTTCCTTGGCCGGGTCTTCTGACTGCTTCATCTCAGAGGCATCAGGTATGAGGGCTGCTACATCAGGGAAGCCAATCTTTTCTAAGAAACGCTTGAATAGTGCCATTGTTACTTGCTGGATGCCTACTTGTCCTGACAGGGCTAGTCCTTGCATAAGTTCTCGAGTCTTCTGTTGGCGGTTACTGAGAGCGGTAAGCGGCCCAATATCAAAGTCGTAAGACCCTTGCATATCTTCTTCAGTCATTGTGTCGCCAGGGTCTTCTTCGGTAACCCGGAAGAATACCGGCTTCTCTAGGAAACGCTTATCCAGTTCCCAGATACGCTTTAGCAGTTCTCGTAGATTCTCTCTTTCCAGCCTAATATCCAGTAAGAGTCTTACGTTGGACTCGGCCTGAAGTAGTTGCTGCTGACCTAATGTTCTAGGAGCGTTGGGTTGGGATAGCTGTCTTCCAAGCTGCGGGTCATTCAGGGCAGTTAATCTTTCCGCAAAGGAAGTCAACTCTTGCATCAAGGTTATGTAAGGCCCCATGTTAATCTGACCCAAGGGAACAACCTTGATGTCCTGCGGGTTAGGAGTGAAAATAACGGTATTTGGTTCTATTTTTATCTTGTCCCAGTTGATGCCAGCCGAAGGAGAGGCGAAAATAACTGTGCCAACCGCGCCTTCAGCTGCACTCACAGCCAAGGTATGTAAGGCATCCATCTCGGTACTGATTGGCTCCAGTAACTCACACAGACCGGAACCCCAGAACTGATTGACGTTCATAATGGCATCGGACTTGATAAAGGGCCGTCTGCCATCAGGGAAAGACTCAACTAGAAGACTTACGCCTAAGACTTTCTTTAACTCAGGCTGGTAGAAAGCTACCACATCCTGACTGCGTTCTAGGTCGTTGGTGCCCTTCTCGTCTATACGGAACTTACCAAACCAGTTGTAGAAGGTAACTCTGGTTTCACGGCCTTGTGGGACTTCCGGCACACCCTGTTGCTCTTTCTTCTCTTGGAAGACATCACTGTTAAGCTCGGTGGCCTGGAAAGTATGCTCGGAGATTCTGCGCAGGTTATCAATATTATCTTTAATTAACTTGTCATCGAGCTTGCCGCTGTCAGACATATCAAGTATTTCATCAATGTCCAACCTAACAATACGTATGAAGTGGTCAGCATTATCAATATCTTTGGCAGTTGCCGGTACCACCCAGTCTTCCAGGTCTTCTACCACTAAGTCAGGCCCGTCGTAGTCTATGACTTCCTCGATAACCTCTTGTACTTCTGTTCGGGTAAAGGGTACCTGGGCCGGTAGGCCATCTACTATCTGTTCCTCAAAGCCGGGTACTTCCTCGGGAACAAACTTCTTAACTTGTCGCTTGCGGGTTACCCAGGGAACAAAACCAATCGAGGTTCCCATAATGCTTTTCTGTAACAGGTAGGGATAGAGCTTCTTGAACAGCTTGAGGCTGACCTTGATGCGCCAGTTCATCCATTTCTTTACTTTCTTGGCGCGCTTGACATCGCTCTCCCCAATCGGGGTGACGGATATTTCAGACTCTTCCCCTAGTAAAACATCTAGTTCTTTAGCCAACTTAGCCAGTAGCTGCCACAGGATTAGCGGGATGGAGAAGTTAGACCTTTCTTCCTGGGGTATTCCATGAACATCTGAGGCTGCGCGCGCTAGCCTGGAATACCGCTTCATACGGTTATTCCTTTCTAATAGGTCGGCGCTATCCTTAGAGAAATCATTCTCTATGGTAAACTTCAGCCGGTTGCCAGCTTCGGTTGATAGGACTAATTGTTTGGCTTTTGGGAGGGGAATGGTATTATCTCAATTATTATCTGAATATAACTGCTGGTTTCTTTACTGGTGGAGCTGGCCGAATAGACCTGAAAGGGTGATATTTAACTGTAGGCAGGGTCAGGGTAGCATCCTTGTGCTTATCGCTCAGAATGGGAGGAGCCACTTCCAGCATCTTATTGGCTATGGCCAGTGAAAAGACTCTATCATCCTTACGGCCACTGCCGGCCTCTATGCGGCCATCGGGTTTGGTGACAAAAGCCTTAAGCTCATTAACGGTTTCATCGCTGTTGATTAGAACTTCTCTTGAGCGGATGGACATATCCAGGTTGCTCATCAGGCTCTTGCGGTTAGCCTTAGTGGTAGTCCAGCCCAACTTGCGTAACTGTTGGTCACGATATAGCAGGGCAGGGGAATAGCCCTCATTTTCCATTGTGGTTAAGGTGTGTCCACCGTATCCGCCGTTATTCTCCACCCCGACAAAGGCTTGATTGTAAAACCTAGCGAGTAAGTTAAGTTGCCGCCCGAATTCATCAGGAGTAATCCTTGCATGTAAGGTAGCAACAACCTCTCCTGTTCCTCTATCGAGAACATCGGCACAAGAGTAGTCATGTCTGTCATCTGCTGGCGCTCCATCTATCTCAATACCTTCGGCAACGTCGGCTCCGATAACATATTGATGTCCTTTTTGGGGTCGCTTCCAGACTGAGAGAAGTCCACGAGGATTAGGTACTGGTCTAGTCTCTTTCTGCCCACTGAGTCCTTCAAACACTCGCAAGTCACACTGGAGCGGCTGGCTAGTATTGATTGCCTCAATGGTTGGGATATGAAAGAAAGTATTACCGGAGGCCAGAAAGGCTTCTCTGGCGGTGGCAGGATACTGCTCTCTGAACTTTTCATCATCACCTTTGCACTTGTTTCGTATCGCCCACCTACGCCATTCAATTTGTTCCAACGAGAGGTTAAAATCAGCAATCAGGCGCCGCTCGTATGGCTCCAACTGAGCCTCGTAGATGTTTCTATCCGACAGCGGAAGCTCTCGCTTGTACTCCAAGTGTTCAAACCAGGGCATAAAAACATTCAACCAGTCATCGTCTTTACGATGCCACTCATCGTAAAACCAGCCTTGCATCCCGTTGGCAACTGACTCTACGATAATCATTGTCTCAGGTTCTTCTGGAACCGCATTCATAAGGCCGATAATTGTGTCGTCG